TTCCTTACGTCCCGTTTTAACGAAGGTATATACACATCATAATGTAACTTATAGATATGTTTATAATAGGTCTCTTTAATCCTTACGTTCTTCTTCAAAACGTATTTCAATACGTAAGAATCATATACATTGGTTATAAAATCATTAAATTGCGCGGCATGTCTACGAAACGCCTTTTTCTCTAATGGATAAAACGATAAATACTCGCTTATTTTACCAATATGTAGGAAACAAAGATATTTATATAGTAAATCATGGTGCGCATTTCGGCGTTTAAATAGCTTCAAATATTCGATATTTTGGATTTGAAACATTTCCCCCGTATTCAGTCGCGTTATCATAACGCCGCGGTTTTTAATATTCCTATGAATCGACATTTCTTGACATACAATATCATTCAATGATTTATTCGGGTCTATTTCTTCGGGAAAACGAATCGGCGTATATTGGAAAATGGGCCATTTTTTATAATAGCGTGGGTTTATTAACCTGACCCTAGCCTTATCTGCGTGTTCAATTAAATACACGGCCGCCAAATAAAGGGCCGGCTCACTTAGATCCAAACATATTTTATTTTTCGGGTGCTGTAAAATAAACGAATAACACATATCTTTGGGCAAATGTTTCACCAATTCGAGGTCGTTTAAATCGTCGCTTTTCGATGCGTGTAATGTATCTAAAAAAAGTTTTAAAAACGTCGGTCTTTCGTTCGTTTTCCTATCTATTCCGTAAGAATACCTCCCACTAACTCCCGATTTAGTAGAGATTTCCCACATAGAAGAGCGCGGTTCGTAAAACAAATTTATCATAACCCCTTCTACGATTTCGTTAATCAAAAGGTCCGGTTCGCCAAATAAAAGAGGGCATTTTTTAATAAACTCGCTAACGTCGTGTGTTTTGGGCGGCGAAAAACAGAGTAGTCGTCGTTCAGGGCATGATAATACGACGGACCTATATAAACTATTACTGACGTCGTTGTATGACAAGCCCAAATTACCGTAATTTAATATACTATATACGGCATAATCCGAGTATACGATTTTTTCGTTTATTTTATCTTTGGAAAAGGTGGTTGTATCGATGCTTATAGGTCCGCTACTGCTAATTGGATTTGGTCCACTGCCGCTTAAATCAATAAGGTTTTCCATTATTGTTTTATGTATTATTTAATCGTTATATAATAAAGGGTGATATTAGTTATGTATGTTGAACCCTAACCTTTATGTCTTTTATGTATTCGTAGACATATAGTCCCTCCTTTCTTTCAAAGGTTTAACTGTGTAAAAACTCGTAAAATAATTATTAGTTATATATAGATAAAACTGGATAAATAATTTAGTTGTTTACTATATACGTAATATACAAACATGGCAAACGATAACGAAGAGGGGGCAAATATAGACGAAGATGAGGTAAAAGAGGTCGACGAAAAAGGACCAAAAGAGGCCGAAACAGGTGTTACCGAATACTCTATAAACCTAGAACTCGGCGATATTATTGAAATCATAGCTCCCTCTAATCCGACCATCAATGAGATAACCGCCATCATCATCTATGTGGATGCCAAAACCATAAAACTCATCAATGTCGCCACTACCACTTTCCATCAGCTTCATATTACCGAAGAAGGTAGATTCACCGACGAATCTATTACCCAAATCCATCTCCTCGGTCGTAGCGAAGACAAGGGTTACGCCCGACAACAGAATTTATTACCCGGAAAATGGGTCGATATACAGTTTGGCGGCGAGTATCCCACCATAATTAGCGGCGAAATCACCAATTTAGAAGAAGATATGATTGAAGTCACGACTTACCCAGGCCTGCGCGCCATCTATATCAACTTCGGCTATAAAGGTATTCCCGAAGACATCCCCCTTCTTTCCATTCTTATACGCGAAAAACCCCTTTCCATACGTAAGTTCGGTTCTCTATCTGCCATTAAACAACAAATAGAAAAGGGCGAAGAGCTCGTCCCTCAAGAAGAGTCCCCCGCTACGACCGAATTCTTAGAATCCGGCGAATCCATTATCACTATTCCCGAGGGCGCCATCCCCGACGAAAATATCATAGAAAAACTCCGCGAAACCTACGTCGAGGCCAACACCATCGTTTTCGGTAAAAAATTAGAGGCCATTGCCCAACTCGTAGAAGTTCCCGAAAACCAGCGCCGTTATGGTATCGACGAACAAACCAATAATATGATGGACGAATTTCTTTCTACCGTGCCCAATAGCCAGCGCACCAAGGGTGTTATGGATAATATTCATATGTTAATCGAGCGTTTTAAGCAGCTCCGTTCCGAGTTCTCGAAATTCGATAAAAATCAAAACGTATACGAAGAGAAAACGGTCGGGGCCTTTTATAAACCTCTCGTAGAGCGTATTAAACGCCTAGATACGGACTTAAAATGGATTGTTCCTGTTGTCGCGAATCGCCGTAAAATCTATGATATGGATGTAGATATCAATATACCTGATGTCACGCCAATGCGAATCGTGGATGAAATCGCGGAAATACAAACATCGCAAGAGGAATACTATAAAAATAATTCCAAAGACCCTAATCTTACCTATGTAAATATGAATAAGCGGTATAATGATATATTGACGCCTTTTGAAGAACCTGATAATAATAAGGTCGATATATTGACGGCTCAGTCGGTTCTCACCAACCTAGATTCTATCATAGATAATTTGGGCGATTTTAAAAGTAGTGTCATGTCCAAGTCGGAGGTCATCAAGCGTAAATTTGTCATCCAACGTTATAATTTGGGCTCGAGCTATATGGCCCAACAGGTCATGAAATCGGGGAAAACGATATATATGCGTTCGGCCATGACCCCCGCCGATAAAATAAGCATAAAATCGTTGATTATGCTACCCGAACCCATTGTAAAGTTCTCGTGTATTAATTTACCAAGCACTTCTATTTTGGACCGAGCCCATTTACATCATAATTATTTTTCGTTATTTCGCGCGCTTCGAAAGAATACGGAAATTTTGCCGCAAATCATAGAGGATATTTCTACGGAATTGGACTATGACGAAGGTAATGATGGTGGTAATAAAACAGAATTTTTAAAGCGTATACAAGAATTCGTATTATCGCCCGAGGCCGATGTCAATGACGACGATAAATTCGGCGCCTTATTGGAGACCATCATACCCAAGACGCGTTTTTTGGTTCGTGCCATACGTAAAAACGTGACCGACCGTTTTTCTTTCCTCGGCTTTGTATCTAAGTTAGAGCCTTTCATGGTCTACCCCAAAGACGTGACTTATAAGCAATATATGGAAATACGCTATGCCATTAAGGAAAAGATTACGGAATTAAATAAATCGGTCAATGAGAAATCTGCCCTCTATTCCGGTATACGTAACGCGAAATATAATATCGCGACCAAACCCAATGCCGTATTACGCGCACTGACCGAAGAGAAGAAGTTTTCCGAGGTGTTTTTCCAGAGTTATGGACTGAATAAGAAAACGGACCAAGGTCAAGGTATGGGTCAGGGTCAAGGGTATGGCAATGAGGGAAAAAAGGCACTCGACTTGACATCGCAAGAAATATTAGAAAAGATATTGGCCATTGACAACGGTAACTTATATACCAACCTATTGACGACCGCCATGATTTCCCTCATGACCCCCGATTCGCTCACTAACGCATTGGCTCAACCCGACCTCGATGACATAAATGCCATGGAAAAGATAAAACCCACCGACTGTAACCGCCGTTTCCTTACCAAACGCTACAGCTCATTGTCCGAACTACAAAAGGATAACCATAAAGAAGACGTATTTTATGATAAGGACTTTGATGATACGCCCTATGAAATCATGAACAAATACAAGGACGAGCAAAAGAAACTACTGAACGAGCTATTTGTGGAATTCTTGGAGGAGAGTTTGGTCCATAAACACGACTGCCCCAAGGCGATGGTGAAAGAGCTCGCCGCTACTCTCATTGCCGGTAAAAAGGCGGTCAAGGACGGCGAATATGCCATTTTGGAAATAAAACCCAAATTACCTGCGGGTGTAGATGAGAGCACCCTATCGGCCGCCGAAAAAGAGTCCGTTCAGTCAGAATCCGACGCGCGTAAGAAAATCCAGTATTATAAACGCATCAAAAATACGTGGGTCTACGATAAAGACATTGGCGAAGAGTCGTTTTTGGATAACAATACGCTATTCTGTAATATTACGGAGAAGTGTTTTAAAAACCAACGAAATAAGGTATGCGAAGACGAGGATACGGTCGAGGGGCGCATGAAACGCCTAGCGCGTAAGAATTTGGAGGGGGAATTCGATAAGCGTTATGCCGTGTCGGTGGAAGAATTACAAGGAGAACTCGCCAAAAACATAGAATACTACGTCAAACAATTAGGCCGCCTTTACTTCCAAAAAGAAATACAAACCTATAAGACGAATAATCTCGCCTATGAAATGGGTAATATGGCATCCACGGTTACCATAATAAACTCGCCCTATTTGAAATTACGCGACTTGATAATAGGTCAGGATGATTTTGCCAAAAAGCAGGGCGACATCTGTCTATTTGCCGACCGTTTTACACGCGAGCCGATGATATCGGAATTGGAAGAGAGCCCGCACTGGTTATACTGTAAAGAAACGAATACTAAGCTGTTACCGCGGTTTTTATTGGATTTGGCGAAGGTATTCGTTACGGGTGGTAATTATAGTCAAAAGTTGGCCGAAGTTTGCCGCACGAACGGCCGTATCAGCGAAGACGGCGATTCCGTAGTTGATAGGCACTCCGGTATGATTATACAAAAGCTGGAATATAGTTCGGAAGAAGGGTTCGATACGGCGGGTTTCCATATCACGACCAATGATATCATGGAGAAAGATTTGGGAACCGTCGTGCTCGAGGCCATCGGTAAAAAAGAGAAGCCGATTCTTGAGAGCGAACAAAGCAATATGATTTATAATGTATTCGCCACCATATGCTCCAATATTGACATCCCCTTGGATACCATAAGTGAATTCGTAGTGCGCGTTTCTAATGAGGTTATCGAAAAGGCGGTGGTCAGTGATACCTCTTATGCCAAGCGGTCGGCGGCAAACGAAAAGAAGACGGGTAAACCTCTTCAACCCTACAAATCATACAAGAACGAAACCATGGTTACTATTATCGGGTCTGTCATATTAGTCGCCATTCAGACCGCCATACCCTCTTTCAAGACGCGTAAAACGCTGGCCGGTTGTGTCCGCTCGTTTAGTGGGTATCCTTTGGACGGCGGCGTCGAAGATATGACCGGCATGAAATATATCGCATGCGCCTTGGATAAGAGTAAGAGTAGCACGAGCCCATGGGATTCTATTGCCCGATTAAAGACGGATACCCTCGTTCAGCGCATGAAGGTCATTACCGACGAATATATTGTAAAACGCGATGATATCAACGACCTTTATATTAAAAAACGCGAATATGTGTTATTGAACCCCGAAGCCGTTTCTGTGGCGGAACATAGTATCGAAAAATGGGTCCACTTCTTACCACCTATCGTCGGCGTGGAAGTCAGCAAAAAACTACATAATGTTACGTCGGACTTTATCAATGAATATAAAGAGCTCATCCGTAAAGGCAGCGCCACGCAAATAGACTTTATTAATACGATAAAGAGTAAAATGGCGCTCTATGGCTATTCTCTCATTGAAACCGTAAATGCCGTCGTCAAAGAGAAGAATTTGCTCCTGAAAACGTCATCCCTCGTGCCGTTTTTGGAAAACGCCTGCTGTTCCGAGTCCATATTGACTAACCCCATTATCTATTTTAATCAGGAAAACGCCAATATTCGCATATGTATCAAGGCGACCCGACAATTATCGAAAACGATGTCGTATACACGCGAATTATCGAGGGCGGCGTTTTTATATAATCCCGAATTTACGGGAATTCGCTATCCCAGTATACCCGCGGGCCATTTACTCGAAAACATGTATGCCGCCATTATATTTTACTGTAATTTCGACCGCCCGGTCCCTATACCCGAGGCATTCAAGGTCATTTGTAGCGAAAAACCCTCGCCGGATTCCTATAATATCTATTGGCCGCTCGCCGATAAGATTGCCTTTTTAAAACAAAACGGTAAAAACTATGATATCGAGCATTTACGGCAACTTATGACGCTGGTTAACTCGCAAAACCTCGTTCAAATCGAACCCGCGCGCGAATATACGATGATAGACCGCCTCAAAGACGTGATTGAAAGATTGGATATGGCCAATACGAAGGTTATCGAAGAGCCCTTACGCGAACTTTTACGCGGAGTTTTGGATACCTATGATGGTAAGAAGTATTATAATAAAGAATACGTGGAGAAGCATAAGGTGGGCGAAACCGACCCTTTATCGGAACTCAAAAACTATCTCATAAAGACGAATAAGAAATTACGTAAGTTATTGATGGACTATTTTGATACCTATGGAAAGTTGTCGGCGAACGAATATAATAAGTTGAGCCTGTTTTTAGTGAATATCCAAAAGTGGGAGGTGGACGAGCAAGACTTATCGGAAAAGTATTACGATGAGGGCTTATATACGTCCACGCAATTCGTCGCGAATTGTATACAGAATATGACGCGCGTTTATCCTTCTATTTTGATGAACGATAGTGGTTTCTATAAGAAGGTCCATAAACACTGGGGTCTTTCCGAGAAACATAGGATAGATGTGGTCAAATTTATAGATAAATATTATGAGAAAATAGAGAAGTTTAAACAAGACGCTGTTTTGACGCGGGTTTTGAAAGAAGTCGAAACGAAGCTGCTCGATATCATTGTGTTTATCGAAAATATTCCTATTTATACACCCATAGTGAAGAATATGGGTAGTGAAGATGATAAGGATACGAACAAAAAAAACATCCAAGAATTCTACTCTATTTTCGATAAGGAAACCATCTATATGTTATTTACCAACTGCTTCTTATCCGTGATTTATGAATATATGGTGGTCAGCGACGATGCCGAACTTATCAATAGCGACCAAGAGATTCATAAGGTGGAAGTGCGCCAGTCTCTGAAATCGCGCATGAATATGTCGGATTTATTGACGTCGGCGGATGTAGAGACCGACGACGCAGAGAGCGAAGAGCGCGACCGTATATCACAACAATATAGCGGTAAACATTTGGAATTAAAGGAACGTGTGTCTGCCTTGTTGCTCACCTTTTTGGACATTGAAAAGGAGAATAAAGAGACGGTGGATTTTTCTTATGCGCAGATTATTAAACGCGTCAATCGTTCCAAAGAGAAGGAGAAGAAAGAAATCATCGAATTTTTGGGTAATATGTCGATTGATGAACGTAAGGTCGAAGATATGTTTAAAAATTATAGGATTGGACGCTGGAATGTGGGTCAACAAAAGGGGCTTATTCAATACGATAAAAATACGTATGATAGAGAGCGTGATGAGTTGTTGCGTAAATTACATGATGGTGATTCGACCGATATGGATGAAGTAGACCTGATGTTGAGAGATGTGTATGAAATGGATGCGGATGATGAGAAAGCCGTCGAGCAGGAGGATGAGATGAATATGTTGGATGATATGAATCAGTTGAATCCTGAGTTTATGGACGGTGTATATTATCAGGAAGATGCGGAGGATGAGGGGGACTACTATTGAGGTTTCCTCTGGCTCCCTATGCGATCCGCAGGTTGAGGCCACTACGTGGCCTCTGACCCCTCAAAATTGAAACCTTTTATTCTATAACAAAAGGTTTCAAAAAAGACAAAAACGTAAGGGCTAAAATGTCCGACTTGATTAGCCTGATTCTACCAGCAGACCTTATTCCTATTATCAAGGAATACACCGGAGAAATCCGTATTCGTAATGGACGGCCTATGAAGCAGTTCAAACAAAACGACCGACGTTATAGAATGCTACAACGTATTCCCAAAATTAGACAGCTGAATACAGCTACGAATCTTGAATACGAGAAGCGAGGCGCGGTCTGGTTCAAAACATCAGATAAAAGCCGCCATATAGTCATTAGTGTATATTGGGACAACATATATAAATGGCAAGTGTGGGAGATGCGAATTTTAGGCGGAAGTGTCGTTTCGCGATTTTTATAATGCGTAGTAATAAGTAAATGGAAAATAATAGAGAATATAGTGTATTATTACTTTTCTCATCTTTTATTTTTATTACAAACGCATTAACGAGTTATTACAAAGAATATTATGTTTATTGTTGTTTATTTGTTTGCCTTACAATAACATCTCTGATTTTTCACTATAATACTAATATTTACACTACCATATTAGACAAAGTTTTTATTTTAGCTATTGTTTCATATGGCGGGTATGTATTATACAATAAAACCACAATAGATAACCAAATTTATGTTTTATTAAGTGTAATTACGTTTGTATTATGTGTGTTTTTATTCTGTTATGGTTACTGTATTGGTGACTATTGCTATCATCCTGATAGGCACATAGGTGATGTATATCACTCTATGCTTCATATTATAAGTTCCATTGGACATCATATCATAATATTTTTGTAATGAGTGGAATCATAGGTTCATTCTGCCAATTTTATTATACTAATAATATAGTTAAAAACCATGTATAATATCAAAGGCTTTGTCTACCAACATAAGTTATATATCGCCATCTTTATTTTTTTATGCTGTTTCCTAGTCGTCCATAATATCAAGCCCAGTTTTTTATATAACGACGAAGGGGGGTTTCGTCCGTTTGGTTTAGGATATAGTCATAAAACCGTGGTTCCCATGTGGGCCGTGGCGATTATTTTAGCCATTTTTTCATATCTGGCAGTAAATGTGTTCCTGGTCATCTAAGGAGGGGGAACCTTCGGAATCCTTGCTATCCCTTTCTTCGAGTAATATATCTAGGTCCTACGGTTCACTTGCCAATAATCACTATGTTTACATTATATAGACAACCATGGACAGACCCCGATTGATTGAAACCGGCACCCACATGTATTTAAAAGACATCTTAAAAACCTGCCATAATTACCGAACCAACATATATTATTTTGCCTTCAATACCTTTGTATTATTTTTGATAGTGGGTATTACCGGCTTGGCCCTCTACTATTGTAATAAACAAAAGCTTTCTGACTATGAAAAAAAACAGAGATTGGTGCGCGACCAACAATATATCCTCTCCAAAATAAGATATCATCAAGAAGATAATAAGAAACAGAAAGAACAGCTGAGTAGTATAACGAATTTACCAGGGTTAAACTACAGCAGGGGAACCTAGGTTCCCCTCAATGATATCGAAGATGTCATAAGGTTGATGTCACTATGTGGCATCTTGACCCACGCCCCCTCCTTACCTGTTTAATAAGAATCCCTTATAAATTACATTTGAGAGATGGGGTTTTCTATAATGGTCTTCGTTTCGTGGCATATAGAACCAGACAATACATTTTAATGAGCGAGTTCATCAAATCTCTATTGGGCAAATTTGATAAACTACTCGGCTCCTCGCCTTCATCCGTGCTAATCTTCATTCTATAATCGGCGATACTATATACATTTTCCAGAGCTTTATGTATTTGGTACGCCACAGTAATCGTGTTATCATTCGCTTTATAACCATTCGGATTATAGTGTGTATTGGGTTGAAATGTATCTCGGATATGCTTTACGGCATTATACGCGGGGTTAACGAGTTTACCCCCCGTAAAATAGGAGGGGTTTCTACCGAGACTATTTTCGATGGCGCATTGTATGGCCGTCCGTAGGTGGTGCGCCCTTCCGTTACGCATTCCCCTGACTCTTTGTGCTATATCACAATATTTTTCCTTCAAAACACACAGCCTTATTTCAGGGCGTAGGAATCCGATGATATATTGGACCATATCGGGCGGTAACTTATCGACAATGGCCAGTGCCTCCGCTTCCTTATACGCATCATAGACCGCCTTGCGCTTATCCTTTTTCATGGTTTCTATAATGGCCAATGCCCTCGTCTTTTGGTTTTTAATGGAATTACTCCATTTAAGCAGTGTGCTTTTGATACGGGTTTCCATGATGTCTATATAGAGTAGTTGGTTATCGAGGATGTTGATAATATCGTCGGTGTCCTCTGTCTTTTTCGAGTAAAACCTATATTTATTCATTTCTTCGAGGTCAAATTCGGCGAATTTATCGAGTTGTTGCTCAATGACTATATCCACGGCGCCTATATCAGGGATATTTTTATAGCCCGTTCGCAGGGCCTTGAGAGCGGCAATACGCTGGTCTTTTGTAAGAGTCGCGTTTTTCAGTAAAAGGGGGTTGGATTTTAGAGGTGCCATGTTTGTTTTTTTGTGGTGTTTCTACTGAATGTAGCCAATTAGGGTTCAATTTTGGCAGGTTAGATTCTTCTTCTCTGCCACACGTTCTTTATATTTCTGTGAAATCTTTTCTTTGTTTTTTTGATAATGAGTTTTGGAATATGCTCGCTTTTTATCTCTCTTTTCCTCTTCGCTCATAGGTGGCTTACGCATCGCCTTAACCGGTAATTGTCTTGATTTCACTACTTTATTATCATGTTTGTGCTTCGATGGAATATTGAATGATGTAGCGAATGAGTCAATATCATACTCACAATTTGTGTCATTTTCATCTATATCAGAATAAGCTGTAGTATTGGTAATAACATGACCAAGCCCAAAGTATTTTTTGACCGACTCTTTCATTCGACGGAATACTATACGAGCAGTCGCAAACTCATTATCATCTTCAATATTGCGAACCAATATTCCGAAAAATTCCCGTTCCAAATTTACTCTATATTCATATAACATTTGATGAAACTTGCGCTCGACCTCTCTCGCTTTCTCTTCGCTCGAAAATATGAGTTCATCTTTCACCTCAAAATGGATAGGGACTCCTGTATCTCCATAATACAGTTGTTTGCTTCTTATATCGCTATGTTTTGAATATCCAATTTTCAGTAAGAACGGCATGGATGGATTATACATTTTATACACAGACCATTTCTCTTCGACGTTGATTTGTTCTTCAATATTGATTCGATGGGGCGGCTCGGACATTTTTTATATCAATTGAAAGAATCTGTCCATATGGTTCAATTTTGGCGGGACTTTCATTTTTGACAGGGCTAACGTAGTGAAAGCGATCGTGAAGGAGTCTTATGGTCCCCCTCATCGTAGGACTCCTTCGGGTTCCTCCGGAGTCCCTCCTAAATAAGTATATTTATATAGTATAACTAACCCAAACCAAAAATGACTACCAACATAATGCGAGTCCAGCGCGAATACGTTATGTCGGCAAAAAACACCGCCCAAGCTAAACTCATCTCCATTTTAGAATCTTTAAATAAACAAACAAATACTATTCAAATTCGAGAACCTCTACATGGCGACGTCGATTTCTCGGATTTAAGAGAATTCGGGTTTGGTAACATAGAAAACATCGAATTTGCCGAGGGCGAGATTACCAATATCACGGGCCTTCCCGAAAACCTAAAAAAGTTGGTATGTCCGAAGAATCTTTTAGTGAACCTAGTTGATTTACCCGTCGGATTGGAGCATTTGGATGTCACGCGAAACCTCATAAGTTCTCTAGATTTACTCGAATTAAACCGGCTCGCGACCTTGAACATATCCTTTAACCAATTTACCGAGATAGAAGACCTCCCGCCCTGTCTTTTAGAGTTATATTGCCAAAATAACCTGCTCACTTATTTGAACCTAGAGGGTCTGGTCCAACTAAAAACGTTGAATGTTTCTAACAATAAAATTACTGTTATTGAGAACCTGCCGGAGACTGTTGTTACTCTCCTAGTAGATAACAATCCCAGCATCGAATTTCGTAATACGCCGGCTGTGCCCAAACCGGCTCACGGCGACTCCGAAGAAGACGGTGAGTCTCATCGCAAACTCGAATACCAGGACGCCTTAAATGAGTATTTCAAATTGAAACAGAAATACGACGAAAAAACGTATAAATTGAAACGCACTGCTTATGACCGTGCGGAAACCAAGAAAGAGAAACGCGCGGCGGTGTTATCGGTCAAGCCCCAGTGTGTGAAATGCGGGCGCGGGGTCGGCACCATATTCGCTAAGAAAAACAACCGATTTACTGCCATTTGCGGCGATACCAAGAACCCATGTCGGTTGGATATCCAGATATTCACCGGCGAATATACGCCCATTCAGTATTTATTATACGAAATGAAGGACGAAATCGAGGATTTTAAAGAAGCCATCATTCGCCAGAAGTTAGATACCCTGTTCAATTATATCAACGAGGCCGAATCCGTCGAGCGTTTTAAAAAAGAAATCGAGGGATTTAATGAACTTAATCATATGTATAAGGAATTGAACGATAAGAATAACGAACTTTATTATAACCGCGATAAAAAAGACCTAATGGACCGCAAAGAAAGCGACATTTTTGTTTTGATTGAGAAAATACGGGTGCTTTTGGGGGAATATAAAAAAACGAATAATCCGGAAATATTGAGAACCGCCGTTCAGATGCAAGTCGAGGAATTATTACCCGAAGTGCGTAATTTGCGTATGTTACAGTATGAAGTATTGGAGATGGACGAGGGGCAGCTTATAAAGCATCCTGTGGTATTGGGGAAGGCGGAAAATACGTTTAGTGAGGCGCCGAGGGTGGTGCGTTTTTTAAAGTGAAGCAAGCCCTAGGTTCCCTCCGCGACCCCCCTCCTTTTATTTGGTAGGACAACGAGGAATTTACCTATGAAAACGGCGGGGGGCGCGTCTTTATATTACTTTGAAAATATATTACACCCTTGAAGATTTAAAATGGGACGCCCGACGGGCGTCTCACTAGATATTTAAGGGCAACGTTATTGCGAAGCAATTACCCGAAGGGTAATCCGATAAATCAATTAAAAGGCAAACCTCCTACGGAGGTTTGTTCCATTTTAAATGTTCATCGGTGTATATTGCCGCCTAATCGATTTGTAGTAACAACTGGATTATTCTCTCATAATGTTCGATGATTTCTCTAACACGGGCTGTATTGAGGTCATCTGCGCCCTCATGGAGAACCTCTGCGGCTCTATGTAGCATCTTAATATGCTCTACGTAACGCTCAGGAGGCACCGTGAATTCTCTTTCCATTTTATGACTTTGATACAAGGTCATAAAATATACCAAATGGGTTCAATTTTGATGGGTTTCCCCAGGTGCCCATTCGACATTATCGATAAAAAAACTTAGAGCAACGCGTATTTTAAGTGCCGACTTTGTTAGTCCTTATAAACCTTCAAAGTTCTTCTTTTGGTATATTTCTTTACAAGATGTTTATTTTTATAGTAATCTTTATTATAAGCATAAATGAAGTAATTTTCATAGTTATCCTGTTTAATTTTCCCTATTGATGATTTTACACTTTCGTCTAACGCAGTAAAAGTATTCGGTTTATCCAACTTGATATAATGTTTCATCTGGTTAAAAAACTGTTCAATGCTATTCAAACGTGGGTGATATGGGCAAGTATATACTAAAAAATTTCCACTATCCCTTATGATTTGTTTTGTCTCTTCCTTTTTATGTATTTGACCGTTATCTAATACAAACAGTTTGCCCTTTACCTTACTACATATCTTTTTCAAAAATTCATTAAATCGCTCAGCATTTACGGCACCATTTTGATATAATTCAGATGCTATACATTTTTTATTGTTTATCGCAACAACTAAAGAATATTTTTTGAATACTTCATTATTCGTTGTTTTCTTTACACATCTATCTCCCAAAAATGCTCTACAATATTTATGCGTTAGAGATGTGCTTACAGAAGTTTCGTCAATAGAAATAATATCTTCTAATTTGTATTTACGAATTACATCAAAGAATTCTTTTAGTTCTTCTTTTTCGTTTCTAATATTTCCTCTATACGTTTTTGGGAAATGTTTGAATGTTGCTCGTTTTCTTGTAATATTATTATCTCTAATAATATCGGATAAATACTGTCTGGATATATCTAAATTTGGAAACTTTACCTTGAGTAATTCGTGTAAAAAATTCATTTGAATATCGTTATGGTTACGTAGAGTTTCCTTTATAAATTGAATATGTTGTTTTTCTAATTTATAAGACCCTAATTTTCTTGTTTTTCTATCTACATTTTTCTTTGTTTCATATCGCTCAACCCATCGTTTCAAACTTCTTTCACTACATTCAAATATTTTACACACTTGAACGTAGTTGTTAATTTGGTTATAATAATTTACGGCTTTTAACTTCAAATCTGGTGTAAATTGTTTGGTCATTTATATAATTATAGAAATTATATAAGTTTATCTTTTGAAAAAGTTTGTTATTTTAACGCATTTACATTTTCTTTTATTACAATTAGCACATATAGTTCTATTATACTTATCCATTATAAAGTTAGACACATCGCATTTACAGTAATTTATATTACAAATGGAACATGTATTATTTTGTTCCAATAATTTTTTCAGATATTCTGCTTCCTTTCTCAGTTTTTCGTTATATTCTTCTACTAATCTTTTTCGTTCTTTTTCTTTTTCTAATTCAAGTTGCTTTCTTAAATTTTCTCTTTCTAATCTTTCTTTTTCGCGTTCTAATTCTATTTTGTGTTGAATTTGAATAGTTCTTTCGTCTTCTTTTCTCATATTGAATAATTCACGCATCTCATTTTCTTGTTCTTTTTCTTTAATTCGCATTCGCTCTAACATGTTGTAATATTGCTTTCTTTCATAATTTTCTTTTTCTTCGCAAAATCCACATTTGTATTCTCTTTTACATTCTATCTCTATTTCGCCATTATTTTCATTAGAGTTAATTTTGTTTATAAAAGTTTCCGCGTCTATTTCAACCCAAGGTTCAGGTCTATTGTCTTCCCTCGTCCTATTTTTATAACATATCTCAAAAATATATTTAATGTTGTCGTTTTCAACCAACGCAACATCAGCACTACGATTGGAATTATTATATTGAAATTTATATTCAATAATCGCACTTGTGATATCATTATAAGTATCGTGTGTTATTTCAGAAATACATTCAGGGTCTTCATAACAATTATAACATTTTCTATAAAACGCCATATTGGTTTTGTTATCCAATAACATTTTCATCAGCATTTTTGCGTCTTTATGTATTTGACTTTCGCTTGGTCTATCATAATAATAGCAAGGATTATCCGATTTTTTATGAGCATAATGAGATTGTTTTATTTTACCCTTTCTAAAAATCACGTCTTTGTCGCACGATGGACACTTATATTTATTTTCTTTACTTGCTATTTTCGGATATTCATATTTTAATGTTTCTTTGTTTATAGCACCCATAGAAAAGTGGTTAAACATTTTACTATAATTATTATGGTAAAAATGTTTAAGTAAGTTTTATTTTAAGAAAAATATTTAAAAATTTGTATCCATATATAATAACAAATGGAAGAACCTATTAATTTTAAACGACTTTACGAGTTGTCTATTATAGAAAAAGAACAAATCATGAATGATAATCAGAAACATTTAGAAAAAATTAATGAATTAACGAAAGAATTAAACGAATATAAAATAGAAAATTATGGTAAGAAAACGTATTATCAAAAGAATAAAGAAAAGATTATTGAGAAAGTAAAAGAATATAATAAAACAAATGTAAAATCGCCCGAAAAGATTAAAGAATATAACAAAAAAGCGTATGAAAAACGAAAGTTAAAAAAACTGGAAGAAGTCCAAAATTCAGAGAAATGATTATTTAGGAAAAGTTGTGAATAAATAATTATTTAGGAAAAACATTTAGAATTATTTTCTCATTCTAATCTATAGAATGGAACTGGAAGAAAAACCACCTGACCCACCTGAAAAAGAACAGGTGTATCGGATTATAAAGTGTCCGCTAAAATGCGTAATGAAAAGGTATGATACATTACAACCTATTATTGAAAAAGCAGTTGGGGATATAAACGAAATAGTTGTTTTGTCTTATCAATTCATACGGTTATATTTACTTGATAAGTTCAATAATAAAAAAGAACTACCTACTATCAATAAGCAATTTGTATTAGATGTGATAAAAACAGTTAGTTCGCCAAACTCAAAACGAGGTCAAAAAACCAAGGAGGAAAATATCAAAAATGCCTCTGGAAAAATAGATATGAAAAGGTTTTATAGAGAAGAGTTTTCACAGTTAGTTTCTAATCAACCATGCTATTCCAATAAAACTCATATATTAGCAATTACCGCAAATGAAATGATTACTTGTATTCACACAAACATTTCCACTCATTTTGTAAAGCATTTATTCAAGTATATCAATCTTTTATTCAAAGACCCAAAATCAATAGAAATCAAAACAGAAAAGGATAAACAAAAGCGTAAGGAACTATATAAAGAACTTAATCAAGATATAAGAGATTTGAAGAGTGATTTAATAAATAATAAAATAGAAGTTTCAAAACCAGAATATCATACATGGATTAAAGAAAATAAGGGATTTTTATTCCCAACCAAAGTGAATAAATCGGTTGCTTATGACGTAAAGGCAAACCCAGAAAAATACATTAAGTATTCATTTTATATCAATCAGAAAATAGAAGAATTGGGCAAAAGACCTGACCAAGTTATACCGCAACGAAATAATATTGTCCCCAAACATATTACGTTAAACTCTAATGGTATTATTGATTTGATTGATGATAAAAAACGCGAAATGTTTGAATATAACAAAAGCGAATTGGTATTACATGCGAAAAAACATCAAAAACATATTTGGAGTAAAATATTAAAGTTAGAAAAGAAAGATATTTTCAAACAGAAAGAATATGTTTTTTATAATCAAATCATTACGGACGGTTTTAGTTGTTCGCTACTTTTTATTTTGAAAAAATACAAGGATAAGGAATATGGCGACAAATTGCCCACTGTAAATAATGAAACAGATTTTACCAAGTTAGAAGATTTATCCAAGGAAGTATGCGATGAATTTCTAACAGATAAATACAAGTTGGTTTCATTAGACCCTGGTAAAATTCGTCCTATAACTATGATTGATGAAAATAACAAATTCTTCAAATATACTGCTTGTAGAAGACGCTTTGAAACTTATACCAAGCAAAGTGCTTCTATTATCAATAAAGAAAAAATAAACCATAACATCAAGCAAAAAGAAGCGGTATTATCTGTTTACAAATCAAGGACACTCAACCAAGAAGAATATAAGAATTTCATAATAAATAAAACGAAAATCAATAATGAAATAAAAGATTTTTACCAAAGACCACTTTTCAGAAAATTAGCATTCCGTAGATATGTAAGAACAAAACAAAGTGAAGTAAAACTATTGAATGAAATAGAGAATACCTATCTAACCAAAGAAGAAAAGGAAAATGGTAAGAAAATTGTTATTTTACACGGTGATTACAGCAGGGCAACACAAATGAAAGGCACTATTCCAACACCAAATATAGGAATGAAAAAGTTGTTATTGAGTAGGTTTGAAATTATTGATGTAAATGAATTCAATACCAGTAAATTATACAATAAAACTTTGAAAGAAATGGAAAATGTGAAAGTAAAAAGAAGGAAACATATGAAGCAACTCCACGAAATACTAACTCCAAAAGAGGAAACCAATTGTCGTATATTCGTGAATAGAGATGTGAATGCTTGTAAGAATATTTTATTACTTGGAAAATGTTATTTAATGAACCAAACAAGACCGGAGGAATTCAAAAGGCAAGTAGTAAAGAAAGAAGTAATAAAGAAACCAAGAAAAACAAAACAACAAATCGTTGTTCCGTCTGGGTAGTTAGACGGAATAACATTCTGGTGGGAACTTGTATATCTACCCAATCTTATATACGAGTAAAAAGCCCACTATCTTGAATTTAGCCAGAATGCGTGTGTATTTTTTGCCTTCGTAAGTCGGCGTTTAAAATACGCGTTGCTCTAAATAGAACCGGATTTGTTATATATTATGAAATACCTAACCGCCCTTATCAAAAAGTTACTCCCAAAAGAATTGCCAAAACCTGTCGGTAGATGGAGAATAGAGAATTGTAATAAGCAAATGAACCAAAAAGTAGATTTATCAAATGAAGACCATTGCGGCCCTTGTGGGCAATATGCGTTAGAAAAGGTAGAATTAAAAAATATTAGAAAAACAGATATGTTTATAGAAAAGAAGTAAAAGTTTCACCTCCTTTTATTTGTTCTACGCTGTTTCTTTTGTTTTCGTTTACGGGTTTTCGCGCCGCCTTTGAGAACCTCCAAGGAACTCGAAAATTTTCCGTCGTTCAATAAATTCATCAATCCCTCTTTGGTATTTATTTTTTTCAAGCTTTTGGCGAGGGCGTCTACCTGATTCGCTTTATCCTGGTCTCTACGTTTTTCAAACATACCCCTTTTTTCGTTTGCCCTCTGTATTATAGAATTTAACGTATTGTATTTACCTCGCACTGAACCAGGTAACGAATCTTTGATGTCTTGAGTAAAAACGGTTTCTTTAAATTGAGGTGCGTTTCCGTGTGGTGTCGGAGGAAGGCTCTTCGTCCATTGTTCAATATCACTTTCGTAATTCGTGGAGGCACCTGTATTGGCGCCTTCGTTATTTTCCGACAAAGATTCGGTAGGTATTTGAAGAGCTAGTGGATTTACGGCAGACGCATTGACCTCAGTAGCAATTTCGTTATTGGTCGACGCGGCACTTTCAACCGTCTTTTGAGTGGCTAAAGAATTTTCACTTTCTAATTGGATACCATTTTTCTCCCTAATACGATTCTTTAATTCGATGATTTCTTTCGTTAGGTCT